TGGCGGCCTCTGCCATCGCTGCTTCCAGTGCCTTATGGTTCTCACTGTCCGGCTCGATCGGGATCGCACAGGAGTAGTAACGCTTGCTTGCGTCTTTGCCGATGGCTTCCGCATGGAACAGTTTGGGGAATGCCAGCCGTACTTCTTTCAGTTTTACAATAGCCATCTGATACCTCACTTTTGGATTGAAATAGCAAGCCCGTTATCACGGGCGATTAGTTGCGCCTCTCGCGTAGTCACCACCCGGCGCCCAGGAAGCACCCATTTACCAGGCACTACCTGCCCGCGCAAGGAAATTAACGGCAGAATCTCCATATCGCCCAGCAGCAGGCGCGGAGACCGCTCGCTGCCCTTTTTACTCGTCATCGTCTATCGCCTCGAAATCGTTTTCGAGACCCCCGATGGCGGGCCGTGGATCCGACACAGGAGCCAGGGTGGGTTTGCCGTCGCTTTGGGTGATCAGCTTAGACACTTTGGCCCAGCGGCGCGGCGAATTTTTCATCAGCTTCTCTGCTTGCGCGGGGGAAACCAGTTTGAAAGAGTACATCTCCTCTTTCTTAAAGCGCATGCTTTTCAGCAGTTTCTCCGCTTCCGACTCATTACCGCCCCAAGTGCGATTGCCACGGCGCCCGGCCACCAGTTTATAGCCGTCGAGTTGGCCGCGCTCGGCCGCCTCATAGGCCGCCTCGCGTACCGCGGCGCACCATTTCTCGATGAGGTCCAGCTTGGCGTACACGGCGGGCAGGTCGTCCGCTTCCGGTTTTAGGAGTTCGGCCTGGTCCAGGTTGGCGAACTCCGCACCGGTTACGGCCTCGACCTCGGCCCGCAATGCGGGGCACTTGGCCTTGGCTTTACACCAACGACACTGTTCGTCGCCCGGATTCAGGTCGCCCTCTCCTGCATAAATGAGGTCGGACACGGCAGCCACATCCTCATCAAAGTCATGGAGGTCGCCCACCGAGCAATCCCACTCAGACAGGTGCTGTTTGCGCGGCTGGTGGATAATCATGCGCACCCGCTCGAAGTCGCCCAGCATGCCGTATTGCTCAAGCGCGGCGGCGGCGTACATCATAAGCTGCCTATTCTGCTCGGCGTTTACCTGCTCGCCCCGTCCGTATTTCAGGTCGTGCACCTGCAGTTCGTCGTCCAATAGGATAACCGCATCGGCGGTGCCGTAGGCATCGTCCTCGCCGGTCATAAAGCTGATGGGCAGGCGCTGCTCCACGAGAAGCTGACCGCCATCGGCGTACTGGCGTACTGCATCGAGATAGACCTGCACATTCTCGGCCATCTCGTCGTCCACAATGAAAGCGCTGGTGACATCGCAGTTCGAGGGCAGTTCCATCTCCCAGTCAGTGCCTGATTCGCCGGTGTCCTCGTCTACCCACAGGCAAATACGCTGGTCGATACTGGCGGCGGCATTCACTCCGAAGGTCAAACATTGTTCGGCCAGGAAGTGCGCGGCAGTGCCTTCGTCCGCATAGACGCTGCCTTTGTCTGGGATGCCCTCCTCCATCACCACGCTGCCGGGGCAGCGCATCCAGCGGTGGGCGGAACTCGGACTTAGTTTAGCGTGCGCAGCCATCACTCGGCTCCCATTGCTTCTTCGATGGCCTGGGCCACCGCGACATACTGCTCGGGCCTGATACCGGACAGTTTGTCCGCGCCGAACTCCTTGAGAATGGAGTACATAGCGGCACTGTCCTTGGCATTGACCAGGGCGACGAATCGCGCTTTGAGGTCGTCGGTGGTGATCTCTTTTTCCTTCGAAACGGCCTCAGCACCCGCGTCGTTATCAGTCTCCGGGGGGATCTGCTCTTCGCCGGCGGCGATGCTTTCGGCAACGGGGCCGGGCGTCGGAACATTCCAGTTGCCGGACACACCATCGATATCTACCAGCTTAGCGATGAGATCGCAGAGCACATCCACGCGGCGGCCCAGCTCGTTGATACTATTCTCCAGTGACATGCTTTTCTCCTTCAGTTGTTGTCGATTTCGGCTTCACAGTCGGCGAGGTTAGACGCCAATTCACTGCTCTCTTTTTCCAGTTCCTCAATGCGGGCCTCCAGGTCCTCAATGCGGGCCTCCAGTTCCTCGTTGTAGACTTCCAGGCCCTCGACCTCCTCCGCCACGTCCAATAGCGCATCGAAGCGATCCATAAGTACCCGCTCCAGCGGGGTGGTAATATAGCTCTCACCGATACGGCTCAGTTCTTCGTCTGTCAGATTCTCAAAATTCATTAGGTGATTCCTTCCTTTAACTATCTACGATAAATGGTTGATTTAAACAGGCGAGACCTTGCACGCTCCGTATAGTCCACTGTTATGTTGCGCGCTTGTTCCATGCTTTAACGGCGTTCTTTTTCCGTGGGTGTTCCCACGTCCTGTTCTGACAGCTTGTGCAATACGCCTTGTACCAGCGGGGATGCCCGCTAACGTGATCTCCGCGCACCATGCTGGCCTTTCCGCCGCAGAACGGGCACGGCTTCAGTTCTGGTATTTTCATAGTTACTCCGTAAGTTGGGCGCAACATAACAACGCCATTAAATCCGACTCGCTACCGCTCGCGGCTTATGGCGAGCGTTATGCGCCCATCATCTTTTTACCTGAATCGGTCAACTGCGCCATGAAGTATTCTTGTTCCTTATCCGGGCGTTCATCATCAGGAAATGAAACCAGCCCCTTTTTCTCCAGAGAAAGTGCTGTTCGCATTTCATGGCGAAAACATTCCCATACACCACATTCTGGCATTGTTGGGTCGTAAATGGTTTCCATGAACTCCTTTTGCTTCGGGGTTAGTCGCATAACCAGTAGCTCCAGGTGACGTAGTGCCGCGTCGCGGTTAGTGTTCTATTTGGCTCGGTGCGCGGCACTGCGCACCTGAGCATGGCGTTATCTCTTAAAACTCACTTTAGCCTCTCCGCACTCCTTGTACAAGTTCTTTTCGCAAAAAAGTCCAATATTCTGCATGAAATATATTTATGGGGTATAAGGAATCCTTTCGCTTGCGTTCTGTGAACAGTAACGCTATCTTGTCGCTTGTACAAGGAGAACTATCTATGAATGAATCCGCTATCGCTGACGCCATCGCCTTCGCCGGAGGGCAAATCGCCCTTCGGGACGCGCTGGCCGAACACAATACCCATGTAACGCAACAGGCCATCAGCTTCTGGAAGACTCGAGGCTATGCCCCCGCCAACCATCACGAGGCCATCATCGCCGCGGCTACGCTGGCCTGCATGCGCCGTTCTGGGGGGACCTGTGTGCCCCCGCCAGATCTCCTGACGCGGTTGGCCAAGGATATCGAAACCGCTGCATTGAATCGCGCCGCGGGAGGTTGATGTGGCCCGCCCCGACGTTATCCCACCGCAGTGGGAGGGTATTCCGACCGCGCTGCGCGACCTACCACAGTGGATCGTGTGGAGACACCATTTTCACCGAGCCCGGCGGCGTTGGATCAAGTTGCCGATCAACCCCACCACCGGAAGCCCCGCGAAAGTATCCGATCCGACCACCTGGGGCCTCTTCGTTGATGCGCAGACGGCCTACATGCTGGGGGAATATGATGGAATAGGCTTTGTGTTCCTCGCCGGTGGCGGATTAGTGGGGATCGACATTGACGATTGCCTAGATGCCGATGGCATGCTCTCTGACTTGGCGAAAGAGATAATCGAAGCCGTGCCAGGCTATGTGGAGCGTTCGCCCAGCGGCAAAGGGCTGCACATCATCACCCGAGCGGACATTAGCCGGGCCTACAAAGACGACACCCTGGGACTGGAGCTGTACACCGCAGGGCGGTATTTCACTATTACGGGGGTTCCTGTATGACCACAATCCCAACCACCCCCATTGACTTGACCTCCCTCATTGCCAAGTATTTCCCCAATGCCAAGGCCCCGGTGGCCCGCACCGTCGTGCCGGACGAAGAAAAATCGTTCTTCCAGCGGCTCAACGATCACGCGATGGCCGACCTGGCCTCCTGGGTGCCCGCCCTGCTGCCGTTCGCACAAGAGGCCCGCCAAGGATACCGGGTGGCGTCTCGGGACCTGGGCCGCACGCTACAGGAGGACTTGAGCATACAGCCCGAGGGCATCGTCGATTTCGGAGTGCATGACCAGGGGGATGAGCGCGAGGGTAAGCGCACGCCGCTGGAGCTGGTGCGAGAGCACGGCGATGGCCTGGACAGCATCACGGATGCGGCCATGTGGTTGTGCGAGCAGCTCGAGATTGACCCGACCACACTGGGCTGGCGGGAGACGGCGGAGACGCCGCTGGGCCCGGATGAGTTCCAAGCACTGGAGCGTCCGGACGAGGATGGCGATTGGCCGGCGTTCGACAGGAACAAGGCCGGGCGAATCCTCGCCAGTATCGACAACGTGACCAAGGCCATCGGTTCCCCGACTTTTATCCGCCACCGCGTAGCGTTTGACGAGTTCAAAGACGCCGCTATGCTGGCCCCAGTCGGTACCGACGAGTGGCGGACCCTGGGAGATGCCGACTACACGGCCATGCGTATCTGGATGGAGCGCCGCGGTTTCAAACCGGTGTCTAAAGAGATGGCCCGGGACGCAGTGGAGTTTGTTGTGGACAAAAACCGGTTTGACTCGGCGATCTTGTGGCTGGAGTCGCTGGAGTGGGACGGCACGCGCCGTCTGGACACATTCCTGCCGCACTATTTCGGCGCAGAAGACAGCGCCTATACCCGCTCCGTGAGCCGCTATATGTGGACAGCGTTGGCCGGGCGAGTCATGTCCCCCGGCATCAAAGCCGATATGATGCCCATCCTAGTGGGCGGCCAGGGGGTGGGTAAATCCAGCGGTGTGGCCGCCCTGGTGCCCAGCGAAGACTTCTTCTTCGAGATGGATTTCAACCGCAAGGAGGAGGACCTGGCCCGGCAGATGCGCGGGCGGCTGGTGGCCGAGGTGGGGGAGCTGAAGGGCTTGCACAGTCGGGAAATAGAACATATCAAGGCATACATCACCCGCACCCACGAAAATTGGGTCCCCAAGTTCAAGGAGTTCGCCACACAATTCCCTCGTCGCTGTTTGATCGTCGGTACGACCAACAAAAACGAGTTCCTGGGGGATGAGACAGGCGAACGGCGGTTTCTGCCCGTAGTAGTATCCGCGGTAGACCGCAAAGCCATCGCTGTGGACCGGTTGCAGCTATGGGCCGAGGCCCGCGAGCGGTTCGCCGAAAAGGGCGTCATGTGGGAGGAAGCCGAACGCTTGGCACGCAATGTCCACGACCAGCACAAACTGGTGGACCCTTGGAAAGAGGATATCTGCGCTTGGCTGGAGGCCCTGCCTGAATTCGACGACGCGGACACTGGGCCGGTGGCCAACGGCGACCGGCCGTTCACCACCTCCGAGTTGCTGGGGGGATTGGGCATCGAGGTTAAGAGCAAGAACAATCTGCAAGATAAACGCGCAGCGGCCGTACTAACCGGGCTGGGATACGTGAATAGAAACAGGCGGGTGGGCGGCGATCAAAAAAGAGTGTGGATAAAGGAGGGCGACGGGTGACCGACGATTGTAAAGCAAAGCCCCTATTACTTGACACCCGTCGCCGGAACGCTAACCTATGAGGGTGCGCGGCGAACCCTAACCCACCCGCCGAACGCACGAAAACCCCCGCCGTTTCCCCTTTGCCGGCGGGGGTTTTCTTTCTGGGTAACACCGCCCGCCTATGTCGAAAGCAAAGCCCCTATTGTCGGCCGATTGCCTCCGCGGGCACCCGGACCCCGCCCACCTCGCACCAGCCGTTCAGGCCTACATTGGTACCGCCGTAGGCCACCCCGTGGGCCAAGCAATGGCCCCGATCTATGGCCGCACAGAGTACCCACACAAACGCATAGGTAAACAGGATGACGGATAGAACGTAGTATCTCATCTCTTAACCCCCTCTGTTAGTGCGCTCGTTCAGCGCCACCGTTAGGCGCAATCCGCAAATACCAGCACCGCGTCCCGGTATTTCTCCCGCCATTCGAGAGCCCCATCATCCATCGCCGCGATGATGTCGCTGTCGAACGCGCACCACTCATGTACCGAATGCGCTTCACAGCCGATCGCCAGGTAGCCCCCGCATGAAACGACCAGATACCGTTCAAACTGAGCAGACCTGACCGTCACACCGTCGCCGATACACCAGCGCAGGTCGGCCCCGCCCAGGTCGGCCCCGCGCAGGTCGGCCCCGCGCAGGTCGGCCCCGCGCAGGTCGGCCCCGCCCAGGTCGGCCTCGCCCAGGTTGGCCCGGCGCAGGTCGGCCCCGCACAAGGAATCGCCGTCGTGCGTACGGATAGTCTCATCTATATGCCTGTGTTTGATCTCGATCACCGTATTTCTCCTTTGATTAAACCTTAAACCACGCCTTGCGTCCGGCCAGTTTGGCCGCCAGTTCGTCAAGCGCCTGTTCATGCCGGCCGGTGCCATGGAAGGATGCAACCATGCTGCTATCCAGGCCCAGGGCGCGGATGGCATCATCCACCGACGCGCTTACCTTGTCGTAGCCACAGCCGCCCGTGAGGGCCCCGCTGGCTTGGTACCACTCCCCGTCCACGAGACCCACACGGCCGCCAGGTATTGGTGCCCATAGGCACCCGGGCGATTAGTGACATATACACGGCAGTCGATCAGCGTGCGGGCGCGTTTATAGCCGGGGCTACTGGCGGCCTTCTTCGCCGCGTCCAACAGGAAATATTGGAACCGCCGGTGCGGTTCCATCGTATCGGTGCGGCGGCTGATGTTCTCCGCCTTCATATTCTCGATCAGTTGGCGGCGGGTGGCTTTAATGAATTGCTTTTCCATGGTCTTCTCCTTCAGTTAATAGGTTGGTTGGTTATGCCAGGCGCAAAGCGCGGGCGATGGCGCGGCCGATGGTCAGGCCAGAAATGGTGCAAAGCGCAAGGATGCCGATAATCACTTGTCTGTCTCCCGTGGTTCACTTGCAATAAATTGCGTGCTGCATAGGGAGAGACTAGCGGGGCTTGTACAAGCTGTCAAGTGCTGTTTGCGAATAATTGCGTGTTTAATGTGTAAAAAGTTGCGGGCGGCGGTGGGTGCTACATCTGCTACATTGCCGCTACATTGCCAACGGCGGGTAGATGTAGCAGCGTTTCACCTTTGGGATCAATAGGTTAGGCTTACTGCTACATCTGCTACATCTATTTTTCTATTATGAGGGGTGGATATTGATATAGGGGGTGGGGGAGGGGGTGTGTGGTGTGTCTGTAGTAATAATAAGGCGAAATCAGTGTAGCAGGCGTAGCAGGCGGCTTAAGTTATTGATTCGCCAAGGGAAACAGCGCTACACCTGGCAATGTAGCACGGTGTAGCAGGTGTAGCAGGTGTAGCATTGCGCCGGCGGCTGTATGGGCCTATATTTGCATCGCAACAGCACACAACTGACAGGAGGGCCGCCGATGGCCGGTAGAACAGCTAACCCGTTGCGCATCAAGGATGGCGACCCACGGCAGTGGGATAAGGAACAGGTGGTGGAGTTGGTTTTACCTCGACTAAACACAATGCCGCTCACCGAAGCATTGGCGATGGGGTTTAAGGATGAAGAGGGCCGCCAGTGGGGGTTGCCTGCGACGTCCACATTTAACGAATGGCTGGTGGATAACCCCCAATGGGCTGTCCGTCGCGCGCGGGCGCAGCAAGCAAGAGCGGAAGCACTGGCCGAGGAAGCGCTGCAGATAACGGATGCAGAGCCCGAGCGGCGACCGGACGGCAGCATTGACCCAGCCGCCATTCGCCGCGCTGAATCACGCGCCAACCAGCGCAAGTGGATGGCGTCTAAGCTGGACCGCAACACGTATGGCGAGCAGGTCCAGGTGGACATGCAGCTGCACGCCAGTATCGATATCCGGGGTGTGCTGGCGGAGGCCAGGGGCCGCGTGATTGAGGCCAGGGGCCGCGTGATTGAGGGCAAGGCGGAGTGTGGCGAAGAGATACCCGCCGATGCTTTAGATATGTTTGACTAACCGCCAATTTCCCGTCACTGCTATTTGACATAACGTCCAATTATGCGCACCCGGCCCCCGGTGACTCACAAAGACCGGGGTGGGGGTGGGGGTGGGGCCGGATTCCGTCGGCGCGGTCTGTATCTTAGGGACCCCCAACCGCCAATTTTTATTTGATCCCGGCCAACAACAGAATAACCCTACAGTTTGTAGGGGAATAGTACCCTGTGAAAATTTTCCGCAACGCTTCTAAAACAGCCACCGGCGTGCTACTTTTTGCGCATAGGCCGGACAACCGCTAGGAGACCCCGTGGCCCAAGCACCTTCCCCGCTGAATGCGAACGATGAACGCGAACTGATGCTCGCGCTTTGGGACCCGGCCATCGCCGATGACCTAGAGGCGTATGTGCTGTTCAAGTACCCGTGGGGAAAGCAGGGCACGCCACTGGAGAAATTCAAGGGACCCCGCCATTGGCAGCGCGACGAGCTGCAGCAGATCACGCAGCACATCAAGGATAACAAAGCACGCATGGCCCGCGGCGAAGACCCGCAGGTCTACCGCTCGGCTACCGCCTCCGGACGTGGCCCTGGTAAATCCGCCCTGGTGGCGTGGCTTACCGAGTGGATGCAGGACACGCGCCTGGGCAGCACCACAGTCCTGACGGCCAATACCGAAATGCAGCTCAAGTCCCGAACGTGGGCAGAACTGGGCAAGTGGCAGACGCTCGGCATCAACCCACACTGGTTTGAACGAGGGGCGCTGCACCGCAAGCCGGTGGGGTGGTTCGAGGACTTGCTCAGGGGCAAATTGCAGATTGATACGGGTTACTACTACGCCCAGGCGCAGTTGTGGTCTGAAGAGAACCCGGATGCATTCGCCGGGGTGCATAACCACAACGGCATGATGTTGATCTTCGACGAGGCCAGCGGCATCCCTGCGGCCATCTGGAAGGTGTCGGAGGGCTTTTTCACCGAGCCGGTACTGGACCGGTACTGGTTTGTGTTCTCCAACCCCCGCCGCAATACGGGCACCTTCTTCGAATGCTTCCATCGAAACCGCCAATACTGGCGCACTCGGCATATCGACTCCCGGGATGTGGAGGGGACGGATACTGCGGCGCTGCAGCAGATAGTGGACCAATATGGCGAGGACTCCGACGAGGCGCGGGTGGAGGTCAAGGGCGAGTTCCCGATGCGTGGCGAGGACCAGCTTATCGGCTGGGATGTTATCCAGGCGGCTGCGGAGCGGGAGCTGAGCGAAGATCCCAGTGCGCCGTTGATCATGGGGGTGGATATTGGCCGGGGCGGCGACCCAACGGTGCTCCGGTGGCGCCAAGGGCGAGATGCCAGGAGCATCCCGCCGGTGCAGTTCAAAATCCGGGATGACATGCAGACGGCCTACAAAGTGGCCGAGTGGATAGACAAGACCAACCCAGATGGGGTGATGGTGGATGCCGGACAGGGCACCGGGGTTATCGACCGCCTGAAGGAGCTGAGATACCGGGTGCATGAGATCTGGTTTGGTGGCGGGTCACCGGAGCCGGCCATGGCCAACCTGCGAACCTACATGTGGTTCCAGATGCGGGACTGGCTGGCCGGCGGGTGTATCGACGACGATCCCGTACTCAAGCAAGACCTGGCAGGGCCTGAGCGCAAGTATTTCCGTAATCGAGATGGCTTCATCCTGGAGTCGAAAGAGGAGATGAAAAAGCGCGGGCTTGACTCCCCCAACAACGGAGACGCCCTGGCCTTGACCTTCGCCAAACGGGTGGCCAGGCGGGACTTACGGGTCGGCCGGGGCGCCCAGGGTCGGCAGGCCCCTGTGGCGCGGGATGTTGACTACGACGTGTTCGGGGGCTAGGCTGCATGCAGATACGGGATGTTACGGAGGAGGATACCCCACGGCTGGTAGAGCTGGGCCGGATGATACATTTCGAGTCGCGGTATGCGGCTTTCAATTTCAATCCGGAGAAGTTCGCGGCCAGGGTTCGGCATGCGGCCGGGCAGCAACTGGCTTTTGTGGCGGAAGCCTCTGGTGACATCGTGGGCTTCTTCCTCGGCGTTGTGGACACGCACTTCTTCGGGGACGACAAGGTGAGCTACGACATGGTGACTTTCGTACTACCCGACCGCCGGGGCTCGGCGGGGGTGTCTTTGATCCGGGAGTACATTCGTCGGGCTCGTGCGCTGGGCGTCTCGGACATCCATATCGGTACCAGTACGGGGGTGAATACCGTGCGCATGTCGGCGTTATACAGAAAACTCGGGTTCCGCTCCGTGGGCGGTATCTACGCGATGGAGGCATGATATGGGCGGCTGGGTAGGTGACCGTTTGGGCACGACAGGATTCTTCGAAGACCTTACTGGGACTACCGCGCGGCGGGAAGCCAAGGAGCAGCAGCGGCGCTTCGAGGAGGAGCAAGCGCTGGCGGAAGAGGAACGACGCCAGGCGGAGACCGGGGCCATCGAGCGGATGGAGGAAGAGCGGCGCCGGCAGGCCACCCGAGGCAGGGCGTCCACCCTGTTGACTGGCCCCCGTGGCGTTGAAGAGGGGATCACGCCATCCGCTCGTACCTTGCTCGGGGCCTAACCGGTGGCTATCCGCGAAGACTCGACGGCGCAAGACATCCTGGAAGAGCTGGGGCAACTAACTGGTGACCGGGGCAACTGGGAGAGCCACTGGAACGAGATAGCCCAGCGGGTCCTGCCGGCCTACGTCAATACCTTCCAAACCAATTCCTTCCGCTCGCCGGGGGAGAAGCGCACCGAATACATTTTCGATTCCACGGCCAGTGTGGCCTTGAAACGATTTGGCGCGATTCTGGATTCCCTGCTCACCCCGCGCAACACCACCTGGCATCGACTGCTTCCCAGCGACCCCTATCTGGCCAAAGATCGGTCGGTGAAGCTGTGGTTCGAGGAGGCTACCCGCATTCTGTTCCGCCATCGTTACGCTCCGATGGCCAATTTCGCCAGTCAGAATCAGCAGAACTATTTGAGCCTTGGGGCCTTCGGCACTGGTTGTGTCTTCGTAGACCAGTTGCGGAACGAGCCCGGGCTGCGGTACCGGGCCGTCGGCCTGGGCGAGATTTACTTCAAGGAGAATCACCAGGGCCTGGTGGATACTGCATACCGTCGCTTTGAGCTGACAGCACGCCAGGCGCAACAGCAGTGGGGCGATGCGCTGCCCAAATCCATTGCGGAGTGCCAGAACAAGAATCAGAAATTCTGGTTTGTGCATTGTACCAAGCCTCGGGAAGACTACGACCGAGACCGACTGGACGCTAAGGGGATGCCCATAGCGTCTTACTACGTGGCGGAAGAAGGGCAGGTCCTACTGGCTGAGGAGGGGTTCACCTCCTTCCCCTACGCTATCAGCCGTTATGAGCAGGCACCGGGCGAGGTGTACGGCCGGTCTCCGGCGATGGATGTGCTACCCGCCATCAAGACACTGAATGAGGAGAAAAAGACCCTTCTCAAGCAGGGCCACCGGGCGGTGGACCCGGTATTACTGCTGCATGACGACGGGGTACTTAGTGATTTCAGCCTGAAACCGGGAGCGCTCAACTACGGAGG